ATCTGTAATACTATTAGTTGTATCTCTTTCATACACTTTAATGGTATTATCACCAAGCACCATAATGCCAATATAAGCCACGTTTGAGTTCGCTTGAGTGCGTAGCATCATTCCTGCTTTTGCGTTCGCTGTAGAGCCTGCAAAGGTGTTTAAATAGCCTCTTAACTCGAACTCTGTAAGTGTTTCAGACCAACCATATACATAACCTGTATCTGCTGTTCCTGAAAAAGACCCACTTCCATATATTTCAATGGAAGATCGGGTTATGTATTTAAAGTATCCTATAGTTCTTGGCATATCTGTTAAGGTTTAAAATCATCCATAAAGAAGGCAACGAATCTGTCAAACAATGTTCCGAAATCTCCTGCTTCTCCCAAGTCAGTTCCTACACCGTTACGGTTTTTTTTTTTACTTTCAGTAGCAGTTCCTGAAATCAAGTTGCCATTAACATCGTACCTTGAAGTAATCATTGAAGCACTAATCTCGTTAGAGGTGAGTTCCATTAATACAACCTCTGCAGTACAATCTCTTTCGTTTATCTTCATTGATAATGGAAAGAATTTCTTGTCAGCTAAAACTCCTTGAATTGGAAACTCATAAATTGCTCCGTATTGTAAATCTTTACCAATAAGAGTTGCAGTAAATATATTTCTATAATCAGAATATTGATTAAGAATATTACGAGCAGCTAATTCATTTATGCCATAAATACCTCCTTCAGCAGGTGGACTAGCAGGATCATATTCATCTCTTTCATACCAAGAAGCATCATACGTTGTAACGTAGTTAGTTCCATCAAATGTATGTAAGTTAGAATAATTATAATCTGTTATAAATAAAGAATTTGAAGCAAGTGAATCCCCATTATAAACAATCTTTTTTGGTGGCTTTAATGAAGTATTTTTAGGGTTTGTTAATTTAAAGTTGTCAATATATGATTGACTTTTCTTTTCATAAAATACTGGCCATGTTCCTGTAGCTTGGTCAGCATAACCACCAACACCTCCTAATAACACTTGCTCGTAAATTGTTTGAAAACCTGTAAATCCAGTTCTAGCTTGAGTGTACAATACTATTCCTACTGTATATTCTTTATACTTATATAAATCATAAGCATCAATAACATCAGGGAATGGAAAATTAAAGCTAAATATTTCTAAATCTTCTGCTGGATAATTTACTGATTTCTTAAATACATAAGGTGTTGTTTGCCAATTACCTGTTGTAAAATTAAAGTAAAAAGAAGGTTGTCCCGGTGCTTCCTTTAATCCTACTGATATTGCAAATGATGGATTACCCGTAGGACATTTGATATTTAAATCAAATCCATTTCCCCAATTTATAGCAACTGCAGGGCCGCAAATAAGAGCCCCATCATTTGCAGATGTTGCAGTAAGACCTAATAAGTATCTATTAGCTACTGAATCATAAAGACAATAAGTTTTAGGGCCACCAAGAAAACTCTTTAAAAAAAACTTAAAATCTGTTTCAGCTAATGAACCTGTATTTAAATCTAAAGTAGGAGTGTAAGCAATTTCATTTTTAGTACCAGTCCAAATATTAAAATTACCATTAATCAACTTACTATCTCCACGTTGATATTCAACTTCTACTTCTTTGTAGAATCTACGAATTTTTCTTCTCGGCTCTGCAACAATAAGAAAATCAGTACCATGTCTAAGTGTTGGAATGGTTTGTTTAGATGAAGTATTAAGAACTCCGCTTACATTAAACTTGCTTGCTTGATTAACACCAAAAGCTAAATCCTTTACTTTTACAAAATACCAAGCACCATAATTCTGATAAACTACTGAGTTTAATAGATTACAAGTATCAAGCACTAAATCAGAGTTTTCTTTAAAATCAAAGTTTTTGTCTTGTAAGCCTGCAGTATAAATAAAGGTTTGTTCTAATGGAGTTGAATAACTTGTTTTTGTATGATTTAAATTAAACAACTTACATAAAACATTTAATCCATATTCATATCCAATTGAATTTAAAGATTTCTGAACAACAGTTAATAAATTTAATATCCCATCAGGATATTTAGAATCTATTAAGTTCTTGTTTTTTAATGTCCCTAAACCATCAATAGTCTTAAACTCAATAGCAGGATAACGCAAGAATATATCTTCTTCGCATAATTCAGGAGAAACAAAACCACTCCAAAACAAATTAGCCCCACGATAATATTCTAAGAAATATTCAGTTTCATCTTCACTAATAATGGAGTCCATGTTAATGATTCCACCAAGAACTTTAAAACTTAATGAAGAACCTTTTAATGGATAAAATATATCATCATCAGCAGTAGGATAATCTATCTCTACTGGGCTTACTTGTCCGTAAGGTATAATGTTAACAGAACCATTGTATGCTTTCTTTAGGATTAAAACTTTGCCCTTAACAACATATAATGCTTCATTAGCAAAAGGCTTACAAGTGCCATCAAATTCAAATTGGTAAATAGTTCCGTAACCTGTTTTCATCGTCCTGTAACTCTAAGGGTTGTTTCTAATGACTTGTTGATGCTATATCCTGTTTGTGTTGCAGTAATTGATCCTGTGAGGTCAACCATTAATCTAATTGATTGTGTTGCGTAGGATGCTCCACCGTATTGGTAAGAAGCACCTGATGCTCTTGATGATACAGAAGATGCAGTAGAGCCCGATTTGCCAGGCATATTGTTCTTACTCATTGAATCAGATACCTTGCCTGATAAAGCCTTCATTGCACTACCTACTGCAACCGCCGCCATACCACCTGCAATACCTAATTCAGGAACCGTTGCTGCACCACCTGTAAAGAATGTTTTAAGTATCGTTCCTACTGTTCCTGCTGCAATGGCCGCCGTACCTATCTTAATTAAGTAATCACCAAGAGAAGATAATACCATTGATCCTAATGACTTAAAAGTATCTTGTAAAGACATTCCAGTAACTAAAGCATTACCTGCTATATCTGCAAAACCTGAAGCTAAGTTTACATTAAAATCTTTTGTTGCTGCATAAAATGCTTCACCGTAATTCTTTAAATTATTAATTAAATCATTATTTAATAAATCATTAGCAAAGTCATCTAGTGATCTAGGATAACTCATTTGTAAACCTGCTAATTCTTCAAGTTGTGCTTTAACTGCGGCAGTTTCTCTTTCGTTTTGTGCCTGCTGAATTATCTGCTTTCTTGTTTCCTCATACTTCTTGGTAATATTAGTATAGTCAACTTGGTATTTAACATAATCTTGAATTTCTAATTCGTAATCAGATTTAAGTTTAGCTAATTTCTTTTCAGTTCCTGTAAGCCAAATCTCTGATATTTTTAAAGCTGCATCCTTATTTAATTCAATTAATCTTTTGATTTTACTACCCTCATCTCTAGTTATAAAGTCTGTTCCAGTAATAATCTCAATTTCTTGTTTTTGAGTTTTCGGCTTACTTTCCTTTTTACTTGGAGTAGCACTCAATCCTTCAAGTTTAGGTGCTTCAACTTTAGGTAACTCAACCTTTTTTACATTATCAATTTTGGTGAACTTACCAACTAACCAGTCAATAGAAGTGCCAATTCCTTTAATGCTTTTAATATATTCAAAAGAGCCTACTGCTAAATTTGATATAAAATTACGAACAGGCTCTCCTGCTTTCATTACCGTATTAAATGCCGAAGTAAGCATTTGGAAAGCATTTACAGCAAATATAATTACATTACCAAGTAGCTGAAAAGCAGTTGATAGTTTATCAACAATAAAACCTAATGCTATTGCAACATCTTTATTTTCAGTAAATGCACTTTTAATGTCAGCCATTAAATTGACAACATTATTTGCAGCATCATTTAAATTAAATGCTTTTGAAATAGCATTACCAATATCACCCATTGCAAAAGTTACACTTTCAGATAACTTATTGAAAGCACCTTGAAGTGTTTGAGATTGCTTATCTGCCATCCCAAAGAATCTACCTCCCTCACTTGTTGCAGCAATAAAAGCATCACCAACTTCCTTAACAGAAATCTGCCCATCGTGCATTCTTTGCGTAAGAACTGCCATTGATGCACCTGTCTTATCGGAAATTGCTTGTAATGGGTTGAACCCTGCATTAATCATTTGACGAGCCTCTTGACCCATTAAACGACCCGAAGCATTTACTTGACCAAATGCTAATGCTAAACGATTAAATTTATCGGCATTGCCTGCAGAAACATCCCCTAGCATTTGAGTGATAGGAATTACTTGCTCTGCCGTTAAACCATATTGAAGAAGTATTTGAGCCCCCTTAGTTATATCTAAGAATTGCATTGGGGACTTTAATGCTTGTGCTTTTAATTGAGCAAGCATTTTACTTGCAGTTTCTGCTGATCCTGTAAAGACCTCAAAAGCAACTGAAGTTTGTTCTAATTCTGCAGCAGTAGATAAAGCATTTTTACCAAAAGCAATTAACCCTGCAGTAATACCAGCAGTAGTTAAGGCCATTCCCATTGCACCAAATGCAGAAGAAATTTGCTTAGAAGCATCGTTCATGCTTCCGCCAATCATACTGCCACTCCTTTGTGTTGAGTTCGCTAATTGCGATAGTTGGTTACCTAATTGATTCAGCTTATTCTTTGCATCCTCAACATCAGCACCAACCCTGATAAAAAACTCATTAGTTTCTGCCATTACTTAATCGTATTAACCCATTTTAAAACTTCTTCATCCGAAAGATACTCTTTTTCTTTTGTTTTTTCTATACGTTTAGCTATCTTGTCAGTCCACAATGGTATTAAGTCTTTTGGCTTAGGCACTTTATCTCCACCCATTGAAGCTAATGAAGCCCACATAAGGTTTCTTATTCCATCCCACTCCTCCGCCTTTCTAAGTTCAAAGCCATATTCATAGTCAAGAAATTCACCTAGTGTCATTCTTTTCCATTCGTATGGCTTCAATCCAGTTCTATAAATTCTAGCGAGGACACTGCCCCACTTAATTACTTCTTTTTTTTTATTGTCTGATTTGATATTGGTTGATCCATATCACTAGGCATTAAGTCTTTACTTAACCAATCAACAATTGTAGGTATTGTAGCAGACATCAACCATTTGGTAGCAATCATTTTAGAAGATTTTAGCTTGCTTAATAACTCCTCTGCCTTATCTTCATCTCCATTACAAAATAACCAATAAATATGACCGCTAAGTAACATATCACGAGTAATATCCATCATTTTAGAAGGATTACTTTCGTGTTCGCTAATGTTAATTAAGTCATCAAAGTTACCACCTAACTCCTTAACATATACATCATTGATGCAACCTAATGAAAAGTCAAGATTAATTTTTTTGTTTTCGTATGTGATAGTACGCATTGTTTGTATGTTTTTGTTAAACAAAAAGGGTAAGGATTAAATCCCTACCCCAAATGTAATCAAAAATTCTTAATTGCAAGTATTAAGCTGCAGTAGTCTTAACTAATTCGCCTGTACCTCTTAAAGTTACATCTACTGTTGCAATCTCCATGTCACCACCTTGAACTGGCTTAGACTCAACGTATGCTGTACCAGTCAATACTGTTGCTGCTGTAGCAGAAGTCTTGAAAGATACTGTCAATACTGATTGATTTAACCAAGCAGTCAATAACTCATCATAAGTATAAACTGTAGTATCAGCATCATTATAATCCAATTGGATTGTAGCTGATAAACCCCAAGACTTACGTCCAGGAATTGCAGTTTCCCATGCACCACTATCTTTGCTAGAAGTTTCAATCATTGTAGTTGAAAGTTCAATGTCGCAAGAAGTTTCAAATGCTATCTTTTTTGTTCCTACAAATATGCGTAGGTCTGTTCCATTAACTAATGCCATTTTATTTTAATTTAATTGATTTAACAATTGTGTAAATATTATATTCTGTTCTACTTGCCACCCTGTAGCCAATTGTAATATTAGTGAATTACTTTGATATTCACAATTGAGCACCTGCCAGTTGGTCAAATATTGGGTTATACCCCATGTATTGTTACTTGTAATGATTCTTGCAATAATTAAATTGCTAATATCATTAACTTCTTTTTTACCACCTTCATCAGAAGTGTACTTTTGAATAACATTAATCTCAATTAAAGAATCACGTTGAAAGCCATCCTTTGACCTTTCTCCGTTAGATAATTGGTTGCCCAAAACGATAACAGGATATACTGCCCCTTCAGGTACAATCTCATCATATACACCAACTGCTTGGCCACCATAAGTTATACCACTAAGTGCTTGAAAATAAGCCTTTCGTAAGTCGTATGCACTATCTTTATTAATCATCTGAATAAGTTTTTCATTAACGTACTTGTACTTCTACTTAATGCTCTACGAGAAATAACGTAGTGATGTAAAAAGTATCTTCTTGGTTTAACTGCCAATCTTGGCTTTCTACCTGTTTTAAACTTAGAAGCTAAATTAGCAAACTCACTATACTCGCCATTTAATTTAAATTTATCACCAGTACCAAATTCTTGGTAAGGAGCATATTTTGCTCTAAATCCAATCTTAATGGTAATCTTAGGTTTATTAGATTCAGTTTTTCTAAATTGGCTACTTTTTAAGAAACCTGTTGCAAGTGGAGCACTTGACCTTGATCTCATCTCAATGTAATCAGCTTGTTTTACAACATTTGCAGATATGTCATTTGATACTCTATCAATTGCTCTATTTACCTTGTTTTGTAAAACCTTTAATCCTGAAACTTTAAGTTTAAGCACTTCTTTTAGCTGCTTTAAATGTTAAGTATTCTTTTTGGAAGTCTGCATCCATAATATTAGACAAGGCGTACTCCTCCCCTCTAACTTCTAAAATATCAGTTGTTCTAGGGACAAAAGCAGAACGGTATCTCATCTTTCCTTCAAAGGATTGATTTGTGCCAAAATTAGCACTCTCAATATTTCTAATACCTCCGTAGTTCCCGTAGAACGAACTGGTTTCAGCAAAGTATATACTTGTCGTATAACTCGAATAAGTAACTCCTGCTAAACCACCTGCACCATCAGAAGTTCCTGATAGTTTGCGTTTAAACGTGCCTTTAATTCTATTTAACTTATTATACATATAAAGGGCGATAATGTCTTATTCTATCTTTAACTGCTTTTAAAGCTAATCTTTTATCCTCTACTTTATTGTCAAAATCTATTGCAATAATATCTAATACTGCATTCTTTAAATCAACAGGTAGAGTAGTGTAACCGCATACATAGGTAATCTTTATTCCTGATAGGGAATAAGCACTTAACTTTGTCTTGTCACCACTTAAAGTATAATCAGTAATTGCTACATTATTCAAATCAGTTACAGAAGTAATAGATTGAATAGGGTCAAAAGGTAAACTTACTGTTCCGTTAATCTCTACATAAGATAAAACAACAGTTTTAGTTTTTAAACCTTTTTCTATAAACAATTCTACTTCTCTAAATGCAGAACCTAACAAAGCAGTTAATTTATTATCTTCATCAGCAAAATCAACATTAACATGGTCTTTAACCTCTGTCAATGTAATAGGAATAGCTAAGGCATCACTTGTGATTACCAAATCCATTCCATGAGTTCTAACTGGTTCTAACTCGTAAGTCATTATTTCTTTTTATAAGAAGGTTTAATACTCTTATCTTCAGTAGGCTTAAATGATTCTTCAATCTTCTGCTCAATCTCAACAAAACCTAATTTATTAAGATGGTTAGCACGATCATTATCTACTTGCCATTCTTCTCCGACAACTCTGCTAATATTAGCTTCCATATCAAAGAATATTTTAACACATTTTACCTTAGCCATAATTTTATTTATTTAAAAAATAAACCCAGTGTTCTAATGGGAACTGGGCTTAAATAATCACAAAACAAACCAAAAAATAATTAAGCCGTTGCGAAAGAGCCTTTCAACATTGCGTTAGCAAAGTAGATTGGCAATGCAATGCTTTCCTCAACACGAACAGTTACCAAGTTCTTAGTGAAGTTATCACCATCTTCGTAAGCAAATTCAGTCATGATGTTATCTTCGAATAACAATTCAGCAGCCTTGTTGAAGTCACCGATGTGGAATGTATTTGCAGTTACGATGTCAGTTGCGATAACTGGTACACCTGCAATTGAAATACGTTGTCCAGTCAACAATGATGGGTGAGAATAACCTGCACCTGACTCTTTGTTGATTAACAATTCCATCTCATCAATTGGGTTAACCAAGATAGCTGATGGAGAAAAACGTAAAGCTTTCAATTGAGCAATTGCGTTAGCAAGTTTGTCCCAACGGTTAGAAGCAGTAACTACAGTTCCTGATGGAGTGTAAGTTGAAGCTGACTCGTAAAGACCTGCAAAAGCACCTGTTCCTGCGTAGTCATACAATAAAGTATCTTCTACGTTTAACAAATCGTTAACCATTTGAGTAGATACAAAAGATTGTAACCAAGTCAAACGAGATAACATCTGCTTAGAAATCTTGCTATAAGCAGCGATTGTCTTAGGAGTTACTTCAGAGATTGTGAAATCGTAATCAACTTGAGCCTTAGAAGAACCTTCAGTCTGAACTGCAGGAGCACCTTCGCCACCAGTTTTCTTAGCGAATTTGAATACACCATTCTGCTCGATAGTAGAAGAACGTAACAAATCACGCAAGTGTACTTGACGGAATGGATCAGTTAAGATTGTGTTAGACAAACCTGCAATTGAAGCAGGCCAACCTGCACCAATGTTAGCAGTTAAGTTCATATCACCAACAGCCTTGAAGTTCATTCCTACTGCCTCACCACGAGATGAAATCAAAGACTTCAACTTGCCTGCGTTTGCTTCGAAAGCCTTAGCTACGAAATCTTCTCTTTGTGCAGGAGCACCTAGAGATTTTTGGTCTAAGATAAAGTCAGATACAGACTTCTCTACAGTTCCCATTTTCTCCTCTAAAGAAGCTAACTTCTCACCTGCATTTTGTGTTTGTGAGATAAGGTCTTTAAGGTTTAAACCTTCCATTTCCTTACCAACACCTTTTTCAATCATTGCGTTGATGTCGGATTTTACCTCCTCAACGATTTTTTTAATATCCTCCATTATTTAAACGAGTTTTTTAGTTGTAATAAAAATTCTTCCTGTCTTTTGCGTTCAATCTCAACTGGATTAACTTCAACAGGAGTGGTATCTTCCGACTTCTGCTCTTGGTCAATTAGTTTAAATATTTCCGACTTTATAAAGTTATACTCTATTTCTAACAATTCATAAGTTTCATCTTTTAAATTTCCACTTTTGAGTTGCTTGTACAATTTATCAAACCTATCTTGTAATCCTTGTGCATCCAATGACTTAACACCCATAAACGGTGTATCAGGATTAGCACCCCATAATACAGAAGAAAACTCATATAGCTTTACCTCTTGTATTTGATAGTAACCAGGATTCCCTGCAGTTGCATCTACTTTGTTTTGCTTGATTGTGCTAAAGCCAATTGAATGCTGATTAATCAAACCTTCATTATAAAGCTTTAAAATATCTGAACCAATTTCAGTATCCACAATCTTAGACTCAAAGTAAAGGCCATAATTATCTTCTTTTAAGATACTTGGCTTTCCAAGTGGACTATCTGTACTGTGATTGTGTAAGAACCAAATTTCATTCTTACCCATTGGGCCTCTTTCGTTGATTGTCTTGGTAAAAGCACCTGGCATAATCATATCGCCAACTAAGTCAATATTACCAACCTTAGATGCGTAACCAGTAATTATTCTTTTCTCAACATCAACATCTTTAATCTCACCAACACTCTTGTATTGTAAATTTTTCATATTATTCTTTCCGATTGCTTGCAAATATAATAAAAATAACTAAATACCAAATTTTACTCAACATACATTATACCACACCGACAATTAACTAACTCGTTAGCAGGTGCGGAGGCATCACCAGGTCTGTCCATTAAAGAACCCCCTACAACAAACTTTTCATTTAAAGCTATTGCAGGATAAGTAGCCATTGCATTGTGAGATGCTCTCTCTTTGCCATCTAGGGTAACTATCCACTTCTTCTTTAATTGCGTTCCTTGTAACGATGCCCATTGCTCACTTGCAAAGTTCATTATCTTGGTAAGTTCTGTTCTTGCAATTGTTTGACTGCGGATAATATTCCTAGAAGTCAAATAAACAGATAGCAAAGTAATGATTGCTTCTGCACTAATTCCTTCTTCTAATTTTTGTTGTACATATTTCTGTACATCAATCTTTATTGTCCGAATGATACCAAGTATCATGATGAACTGCGAAAGGTCTTTAAAGAGCAAAAGAAGTGCCAAAATCCAAGCATTGTAAAAGTCTTGGTTCTCATCCTTTTTTTGATACCTGCTCAAGAACTCATTTTGCTTAACACCAAACTTGATATAGGCTTCCTTGAGTATTTCTATAAACCATCTCTCGTTAAAATGATTGGTGATGTGAAATGCTTGTGGTTTACGGCCCTCAAGTGATTTGATGTATGCTCTTGTTTCTGCCCCTAACTTGGTTTGTAGATAAGCAAAGAAAGCACGTTCATTCATGTTGTGCCTCCTTCGCCAAGCTACCCGGTACATTTCTTCTGTTACCATTTTTTATCTCTAAAAAGCTTTTCAATCTTTTTTCTTTCTCTATCCTTTGCTTTATCAAAATGTATAATAAAGAATCCTAACCAAAACGAGGTTGTGGAGGCTATAACTGTTATTACAATTGCAAAAGTATCCATGTTAGTTATCTTCATCCGTAACCATCGAACCAATTTCTGTTGGGTCAATGTTAAGGCTACCAATAGTCACTTGATTAGAACGTATATAAACTTGATTCATTACTGGATCGTTAGTTGGCTCAAAGTCCATAAACACACGTTTCTCATCTTGTGTTAACACACCATCCAATTTCTCCAAGATACTTGCTGCATCCAAGAAGTTTTGCTTCATTTCAGGATAAGCATCCACATCAAAACGTAAAACGTATTGTGATGGGTTCATGCCCATGCTTGGAGCAAGCCACTCTAATAAGCCTTCACAAACTCGTGATTGCATAGGCACAACGCAGTTAATAATCATTCTGCGGATAAAGTGAGCCAAGTTGCTTTCTGTTAAGTTGTCAGAGTTTAAAAGAACGTATGGATAATGCCATAAGCGACACAACTGCTCTGTAGATAATTTACTCATTGCTCTTAAGTCTAACTCAATGTTAGTAGTAGATAGCTTAGTGAAGCCAACCTTAGCATTACTCCATTGTACACGACCCTTAGAAGAAGAATTGTAAATCTTATCGTACATTCTGTCCTCCAAATCCTTTACTTCAGTAGAATCTAAATCTTCTACGTTAATGTCATCCTTATACACAAATCCTACTGCACCACGAGTTTCAAAGTTTTCAATAGCAACTTCTTCCCCTGCGTTAGCCTTTTGTAAAACACGAGAACCTGCCTTCAAAGGAGAAACTCCACGTTGTACAGAATTTTGGTTGTCAAAAGTGGGATTAAAACTACGGAACGATAAAAAGAATTGAGGATCAACTTCTTGATTAATAGACCTAATCTTATACTTAACAACCTTTCTAAAACCATCAGTAATGATATCATAATCGTGTGGGGCTATAACGTGAAGTCTTGCAATCTTTCCTGGTTTGATTGGGTCTTCTTCGCCCCATACACCCACATCTTTTAAAAGTAGGTCATACGAGAATAAAGCATTAAAAAATTGTTTAGAAGTCTGATAACCATTTGGTCTTTTAAGCAAACCAAGTAATGGGTGCTCCTCTAACTCTTTCATTGCTTTAGTAGTGATAGCCTTAGCTTCCATCATACTTCTGTCAGTAGGTCTTGTAAGCAAAGCCTTAACTCTGTTTGCAGACTTAATTTGCATCTTGCTTGTTTGATATAGTTCTAAAGGAACTTCTACCGCACGAGATGAAATGTCATCAATGATTGAATACACATCTACGTTCTTATCGTATCCATTGTTTATAGCATCACGATAATCGGTGCTATACAAAGAATAAGTTTGGCCTCCACCAAAAAGTTGCCATTGTTTGACACCTTGCACATCTACGGCTTTTTTGCTCGTAAAAAAATCGAATAATCCCATTGTTTAAAATATTAAGAGTTTTTTCTTTGAATACTTGGTGTAAATGGCATATCTGATCGCGTCAAGCCCATGATTAAAGTCATCTATTGGTTTGTTAATGGTTTTACCCCCAACCATCATCCATTGGTAGTTATCTACTTCCTTTTTAATGTTTTTTGACCGCCTCGTGTAATACACCTCATATTCCCGCAATTTACTAATACCTGCATTAACTGAATCATTACCTTTAACTGCTTTCTTAACAGGAAGGTTTGCTCTTTTCAATTCCTCAATAGATTTTGGGTCAGCACTATCACAATATATCTCACCGAGTTTACTTGGATAAAGCTTAATCTTTTTAATCAAATCGGCATTGGTCAATCCCTTATCGTAAATAACTTCATCAAGGTATAACTTATTTCCCAATTTGGCAATTCTTACCAGTGAGGTAGGGTCATTAGAGAATCCAAAGTCAAGGCCACTAAACACAACCTCTGCATCTTTTGGAAAGAACTCACAAGGTTGCCAATCGTGATAAATCAAGGATTCTACACTTGGCTTAGGGTTCTGCTGATAAAGTGACTCAAAAGTAAAAGGTTCGTTCTTCTTAACTCTTAAAAGTTTTTCTAACGAGTGTTTTTCGGGCCACAAGGCTTCTCCTACCTCTCTTGTGTCATAACTGTTCTCTGCACCCTCACGAATAGCAGGAAACTCTATAATTGTCCAATCATCATCCCTTTCTAGCAACCTACCTGCTAAATCATCATCATACCAACGTGTCTGAATAAGAACTTGTGCAGAATCGTTATGCAAACGTGTTTCCCACACATCGGTGTACCAATTCCAAAGTTGTTCCTTGATAATAATTGATTGTGCCTCCTGTCGGTCTTTTAAGGGGTCGTCAATGATTCCAATGTCAACTGCCGTACCAGTTAGTGAACCACCTCTACCAACGGCCCTTACATAGCCATTTCTATTAACTGTCTGAAAAAACTCCGCAGTCTTTACCGCCTCACCTTTTTTCTCACCGATACGAGATTCAGGATAAAGTAGTTTAAATTCATCACTTAGCATCCTCCTTTGGATTTCAGTAGAAAATTGCTCGGCTAACGTAGCATTGTAAGAAGCTAACGCAAGCTTTAAATCAGGGTTTCTGCCAAGTAAGTAAGCAGGAAAGCTTCTAGTTGATAACTCGGACTTTCCGTGTTGTGGAGGCACAAATATCATTAACTTCTTAATCTTACCCTCGTAGACTAAATCAAGGTGTTCAGCAATAACCTTGTGAAACCATTGCATATCATAATCAGGTTTGATATACTGGACAAAGTCTTTAAGCGATCTCCTCGAAATCTCCCTCAACAATATCTCTCTCTCTAATTTGGCTAAGTCGTTCTCGGATTTGCTCATCAGTTAATAATTTTGGGTTTAATACATCTTCCTTAACAGTAGTTTCAAAGTGTAATGCTTGTGATGCCTTGCCATGCTGAAACTCAATCATGAACTGGCTATTCTTCATCTCTCCGTTCTTAATATCACCTAAGATGGCATTAGCAACAACTGCAATGAAAGCAGGAGTATTTGAATCAGCAGCAACGACCTTAATATCAGCAACACTCATTGAATTAACCATTGCCACTACATCAACAACATCTTGCTTGCTCATGCGAATCCTAAGACTCTTATCAACACTCTCCATAACTTGCCTAAACATATTCTTAGGTCTGCCGTTAGGATTTCTTCTCTCACCAGGTTGAATAGGCTTTAAGTTCTCTAAACTCTTGGGGTTAATATTGTACTTCTTTTTTTCGGAACTCTCTTGTTCTTCCATAAATGTAATTGTTTTTAAGGTTTGAAATCGGGTTAGATTTTTTTTAAACACTTTTCGTTATTAAGAACAATTCTAAATTAGGTCAACCCTATTATTATACTAAGTATATACTTAAGTAATATAATATATACTATATATATCTTTTCTTATTTAGAATGAATCTAAATAACATTAACTAACTGATTTTTAATTAGTTAACCAAGTGTTCCGCCCCAAATTGACTTATTTATACTCATTCTAAATAAGTGTTTACTGCACAAACATAGTGATTCTTTTATAAACAAAAACTATACTCTTTGTTTTTCTATAATTTTTACCAATAGTGTTGACAAGTATTAATGGATTTTTCTTAGGATTTTTTCGTTTGGTACCCAACCCATTCTTACCCCCTACCTTTTGCTCCACTACTTTTTTGATTCAAAACTCATTGCTCAAGGTGATCTTGAATACAAAACGTATCCAAAGTATATGTTTGAATACAAAACGTAGTCAGGATCCGGTGGTTTTAAGGGATTAGTTGATAGGCCGGGGGTAACCACCAAGCCTTTTTAGGGTTTAACTTAATCGTTTTACCTTTCTTTAATTAAGGATATGAACTAAGGTAACACAATCAAACACTAAGGTAAAACCCTTTTGACCTCAATACTTGCCTTGTAATGAACGATAATACACCTAGTAAGGAAAACATATTACCTAAGGGGTTACCTAGCCTTAAATCAAAGATTTGACCCCTTAAAAGCGGAACAACTACCAAAGTTTAAAAAGGTTTTTAGTAGATAGTGAATTAAACTTTATACTATGCGTTTATCCTTTGTGTTTAATGGTATCTATTGTTTCGGTTAAATAAGATTGATAATCAAAAAGGATGGTTCTAAATAAGAAAAAGAAAGTAGGCAAAGAAAAAGAATTATACTCCTTAAGTGTTCTTTTTTTTCTTATGTAACACTTATATAAAACTTATTATACTATGTAACATAGTGTACTATCTTAAGATAGATTATATAAGTATAATATAAGGTATAATAAGTAGTATAATAATATACCCCTAAAGGGAAAAAATAGAGAAAAAAATAAAACTTCAAAACCTTTTTAAATATATTTTTTTAGACTTACTGAATAACCCTATAAAATCAATCTTTAAATACCTTTGTAGGCTAATTATTTAATCAATCTTTTTTTTATTTACCTATTTATTTACCCTAAATGCTTATGTAGATTCATTCTAGATAATACCATAAAACTTTATCTAAATCATTTAAAACCATTTTTTGGCGATTTTCCTTATTTAGAATGATTATTGATAAGCATCCAAAATAAAAATATTTTGGTTTAATGTGTTGTATATATGTAAACACTTATTACATTTACATAATCAAACAAAAACAAAAACAATTTTTAACCTTAAATATTACAACACATGAAAAAGTTAAACATCACCCCATTACGCAAAGTAGAAACACAAAAAGACATTGATACTGCACTAGAGTTTTGGGGTGTCATCTTTTTAGCACTAATTTTTGCAACCTTACTTTCTTAATTACTAAACAAAATCTTTAATCTTTAAAATTTACTAACATGAAAAATCAATTAGAAAACTTAAAAAACGAATTAGCAACAAGTATTATCGGTATGGATTCGGAAGACATCTTCCAACTTAATAACTCATATTGTTACGCAAATGATTGTTTTGATGATTTGCTTTATGAATTAGATGATAACAATATCAACGAAATTATGGAAGGTAAAGAGCCAATAGAAATAATCAGAATGACTGCCTATGGTGACTTTAATTATTCTCATGATTACTTCCGTTTTGATGGATACAGAAACCTTGAAAGTTTAAGTTATTTGACTTCGGAAAATTTACCTGAATTAATAGAAAATATAGTAGATGCTATCATTGAAAATCCCGAAGAATTTGAGGGATTATTTGAGGACATTACTGCAAAAGTTGAATTATTAACTGAATATCAATCATAATTTTTAACCTTATAAATAATAAACAAAATGACAAAGTATTTTAAAATAACACGAAAAGATAATAACATAGAATATGCTATTAAATACGATAAAACCAATGAGTTTTTTTTATTTGGTTCAGGATTTGGAATAATTGAATTTGATGCTTTATCAGTAGAGGAAATTAAAGAAATTCCAACAAAAATGTCGAAGGGTTTAGCATACTTTGATGAATTAGATGAAAATTGTTTTGAGGCATATACAGATTTAAATAAAAGGTGGAATGGTTGGGCCATGCCATATATTCATTCAAAGGAGGTAGAAAAACTTATTAAAATGATGTGCGAAGAAGGAGGAATTCAAGAAACAAAAATGAGTATTAAAAATGGGGTAATTGACATTTTGCAAACCTATGAAGGAGAAATAGAATATGAAGATAAAATTGAGCCAACAATTATAGACAATGAGCCCTATTATTTTTTCGGGCATTTAGGATTATGTTTTGATTTTCAACCTTTAAACTAAAAAAAATATGAAATTTCAAGAATTAGAAAATATGCAATTAAACGGATTTAGTTGCTATTTAAGAAAGCCAAATAAAAAGGGATTAAATATATACTATCTTTTAAAGCAAGATAAAATAGGTAGATTTTATAAAGACATAAAAGCAACTTTTGAAAATATAGAATTTCAATGCTTGCATGAATTAACAGATACAAAATTAAAATAAGATAAGAGCCCCTAATTTGGGGCTTTTGTCATTAAGTAAAGGGTAGGCATTTTTTATGCCTCCTCATCGCTTTTGTATTATATCCATAGATTCTATGGGTGCAAATGTTAGCACCCCTTAGAATTAAAAGGATAAAGTATGAGCATAGTATTACTATATACTTATTGATTTGATAAATTGATTTTAAGCGATTAAAAATTGCATAGGTATGCAATCGTATTACCTAACCTATGAAAGTCGCTTAAAAGCCAATTATACTACCTTAAAAACAATTTAAATACAAAATATTATGACACGTTTAGATGAATTACTTAAAGCGATTGAATATTACGACATTCTAAAAACTCCCCAAAAAATACCAACAATAACCCTACTTGAAAGCCAAGAAAGTCCAGAAAAAGTGACCAGTGCATATACATTTAAAAAAGCTAATAGTCCCGGAAAATTTTTGGAAAGAAATTTGATTTTTCTCCTGGCATTTATTTTTATGATCTGCGTAGCAAATTTAATTACAACTGGAATTTTAATTTATTTTTTCTTAGAAAATCTTCACTAAAATATATTACAATATTTGTTTGCAATTATTATTATTAATTGTTTACATTTGTAGAAATAAAAACTCAAACAAATTATGGCACACGACAAGACAGAAATTAACAAGAAAAAAGCAGGTAGACCTAAGTTAGAACCTACTTCAGTTATATCAGTAAGAATACCAACAAAAACTAAGCTAGAAGTTGAGGAAAGATTTGGTAAATATTGGCAAGGATTATTTAAAGACTTTTGCAGAGTTTATCTGCTAGACGATCAGAGTAAGTAGAAAAATAGGTTAAAGGTTTATTATAGCAAAAGCCCATATTTTTAATGCGGGATTTTCTCATATTTTTTTTTACGATATTTAAAAAGTTGACTTTTCTGAAAATTATAAAATTGGGTATATGAAAGATGACAATGATTATTCAAAGCTTATAGCAATTGCCTATTGGGTGCTTGCAGTATTGTTCTTCTTATATGCCCATTTCATCCTTAAATTATCTGATATATGAATCCAATAAACAAAGCAATTGAGATTGTTAATAGAATCATGTTTGTAAGTCCTTTGATTCACTTAGATGAAGTTAAAGAAGTTGCTAAGATTGTAGTAGAGGAAATTAAATTTAATTGCTTGGATGATGCTTTAAAGTTTTGGAATAAAGTTAACGAAGAAATAGAAAAGTTATGACCGAAACTATTTACGGCCTTGTACCCAGTAAGTCTAACTCATATCGTATTGCAGGTAGGTTCATGTACAAGACTAAGGCTTTAAAAGATTACGAACAAAGCTTTATAGATCAATGCAAAGTTTACAAAGATAGAAACATTGAAGGTAACATAGGTATTAACATTATGGTGTATTATCCTAACCGAAAGTCTGATTTAGATGGAGTTACTAAAGCAGTATTAGATTTACTTCAGAAGGTAAAAGCCTTTGATAATGATAATAAAGTAGCAGAATTAAATTTAAAGAAAGGATTAGATAAAGAGAATCCAAGAATTGAATTTAGTATATGGGTTTGTGATTATATAATTTAACTAAAATAAAATAACTAATGAAAAAATTCGTAAAGATTACCACAAGAAATTCAGATGGAAGTATTGTAAGAAGTTGGATTGACCAAGAGCAAATTGCACAATTATCACAGCATACTCAACAACAAGGAGATAATGAAGGTACTTGTAGGTTTGTTGATGGTTCAATTCTTGAATTAATAACTTTCAATGAAACTTTAGATTCACTTAAATAAACTTAAAACAAATAACAAATGAAAACAGTAAGAATCGGTGAACTTGTAAAAGTTGACAACCAACAAAGAAAGAATGGTGCTAATGCAGAATACTACCACGTTATTGTAAAAGGTAATAGAGGCCCATTTAAGTTACTATTTACCAAGTCAGAATTAGATGCTGCCAATGATCGTGCAGTAAAGAATTGGGAAGATACATTAGAGAGAAGCTTTATCTCAAAATTGATTGACTAATGACTATCCTAAGAAATATTCTTACCTGGACTTTAGCCATCACAATATTTCTAGTATGCTTACCATTTATGCTAATGAATAGGCTACTAGGATTAGATGAAGAAGAAGATTAACCGAAAACTACCCAAACAAATGACACAAAAAGAAATTTGGAAAGAACTTCCAACTGCACCTGAATTATATTTAGTAAGTAATTATGGTAAAGTTATTAGCAAAAACTACAATCGTACGGGTAAGCCTAAAGAACTTACTAATGTAAAAAACTCTCAAGGCTATTTAGTAGTTGGTATTTTTTATGATAAAAAAAATCATGTTTGCAAAGTTCATAGGCTTGTATGTTTGACATTTTTAGATAATCCAAACAATTATCCTTTTGTTAATCACAAAAATGCAATCAAGACAGACAATAGACTTGAAAATTTAGAATGGTGTAGTCATCAGCAAAATGTTGATCATGCTTGGGCAAATAATTTAATTGTATTTAGTGAAGAACATAAAAATAGATTAAGAACAGTAAATCAAAAAATGGTTCTTAATACTAATAGCGGTATTTATTTTGATAATATTAAAATGGCAGCTAAATCAGTTAATCATAATTATATAAAACTTCAATACAAGCTTAGAAATTTAATACCAAACGACACAAATTTTATTTTAGCATGAAACAATCCCAAACAAACAAATTCTTGCTTTACTATAGCCACTGTCAGTTCCTATACGACTTCATTGAAGAAGATTGGGAAAGGTCATCAGGTAATGTCCGAAAAGTTAAATTATTGACTAACCAACTAAAGATTGAGTTGGAAAAGAATGTTGATCACATCTTTAAATCACAAAATGGTGATGGAGTTGATATGCAGAATGTTGTAGAGCAATTTGTAAATGCTAGTGGTATAATGAAGTTCTTCTTTGAGTTAGGATTACAAATGGACACAATGGAAGAAGCTAAGAAGTTGGAACTTAACAATCGTGTTAATAGCTTAATGGAAGAATATGGTTTAGACCTTAAAATGTATGGCAATGATAGATAGTATTGTAGAATCAGTTCGCCAGGATTTATTAGATAGATCGGAGGTTGGAATTAAGAAGTATAATACCACTCTTGATAGAGATGACCTTGAAATTACTGATTGGATTACTCATGCTTATCAGGAACTACTTGATGGTGCTTTATATCTTAAAAAATTAAATCAAGATGTAGAAGGAATGGTTGAGTGGACTTGCAAGCTTGAGCAAGAATTAATTCTTAAAAATAAGATTATTGAGAACTTAGTTAAGGTAATTAAATCTCAAGAAGATGAAATTACAGAACTAAAGAAAGTAAATTATAATCAAGAAAAACGTAGGAATTGGCATTATTAATATGAATGTACTTAGTTTATTTGATGGAATGTCCTGTGGGCAACAAGCTTTAGAAAGAGTAGGGATTAAAGTTGATAAATACTTTGCTTCTGAAATAGACAAGTATGCTATCCAGGTTACAATGGCTAACTATCCTAATACAATACAACTTGGTTCTGTTGTAAATGTTGATGGCCATTCACTACCTAAAATTGATATTCTTATTGGTGGATCGCCTTGTCAGTCATTTTCTTTTGCAGGTAGGAGAAAAGGAATGTCAACAAAAGATGAGCAAGAGATTTTAACTCTTGAGCATTACTTAGAACTTAAAGCAGATGGTTTTGAATTTGAAGGACAATCATATCTTTTTTGGGAATACATGAGATTACTTAATGAAGTAAAACCAAAGTATTTCTTACTTGAGAATGTAATGATGGGAGAAAGGTGGGAAAAGGTTTTATCTAAAGCAATTGGGGTTAAACCAATTATGATAAATTCAGCTTTGCTATCTGCACAAAATCGACAAAGACTTTATTGGACTAATATAGGTTTAGCACCTCAAGGATTATTTGGTGATTTAGAATCTATTATCGAACAACCAAAAGACAAAGGAATATTATTAAAAGATATACTAGAAGAAAATATTGATGAAAAGTATTTTTTAAGTGAAAAAGGAGTAAAAAGAATACAATCTTATAACAATTTTGAAAGAACAATAGATGATTCTTTAAAATCATTATGCTTAACTAAAGCTTATGAAAAACAAGGCAGAGATAATCAACTTATTGTTCATAATATGATGCCACGATCGTCAAAAACCGGGAAAGGAGGAACCGGGCCTTTAAGTAGAAATGATGGAAAAACTTATTGTTTAGATACCGGATCAACAAATGCAATTGAAATTATTGGATGTGATTTTAGAGTTGATGAAGGTTTAAGATTTAGAGAAAATGGAAAATCAGGTACTTTAGCTGCTAGAGCAAGAAATGATGAATCATGTGGGCAATTAGTTTATAGAAAAGTTATTCAATTAAACGATTCTAAAGAAAGCGGAGGCCAACAACCATATATGCAAAATAGAGTATATGATATTAATGGTATTAATCCTGCATTAACTACTTTATGGAATGGTGCTAATTTAATAAATACAAAAACAATAAGAAGATTAACACCAACAGAATGTGAAAGACTTCAAACAGTTAAGGATAATTATACTGCTAATGTTTCAGATACACAAAGATATAAGATGCTTGGTAATGGTTGGACAGTAGATGTAATAGCCCATATTCTTAATTATATCAAGTAATATATTTTTTTTCATCTATTTTTAAATATTTTTTAATATTCTATTGTTTATTAATAATACTTGTTTACATTTGTACAACACAAACAAACACAGTTATGAAAATAATCAAAGCAAAGTTCCAAGATGAGGCAGGTTTTTATACCATGACCTTTAGTTTTAATGCAGACCTATGGTCTATTAGTGATATTCTTAAAAATGAATCTCAAAAAAGTAACGCAAAATTTATCCAATTTCTTTATAACTAAACACAAACAATTATGGCAATTATCGCTAAAGCAGGTGGAGGCTCAAATCTACCAAAGAAAGTAGTACCCGCAGGTTCACACGTTGCAAGATGCTACTCAATGATTCAAGTAGGTACAATAGAATCAGAATTTCAAGGAGAGAAAAAAGTAATGCACAAGGTTATCATTGACTTTGAACTTCCTCTAGAAACTGCAGTATTTCGTGAAGGAGAGGCCGAGAAACCATTTGTAATCTCTAAGGAATATACCTTATCATTCCACGAGAAATCTACTCTTAGAGCACACTTGCAATCCTGGAGAGGTAAAGCATTTACAGATGCTGAAGCAGCAAACTTTGATATTACTAAGTTAGTTGGTGCAACTTGTATGCTTAACATTATCCACAAAGCTTCAATGGATGGTACTAAGACTTACGCAAACATTGCAAGTATCTCACCTATTCCTAAAGGTCTTGCTTGCCCCGATCAAGTTAACCCAACACGAATCTTATCTTACGATAACTGGAATCAAGAAGTGTTTATGTCATTACCTGAATGGTTAGCTGATAAGATTAGTTCTACTCCTGAATACAAGGCTAAGTTCTCAATGAATGCACCAATTGTATTAGATGTAGTAAATACGGAAACAGAAGAAGATTCTTTACCATTTTAACATATAACCAAACAACATCATGGAAACGATTAACCCATTAGTAAACACAATCAATAAGAATATCGGTAAGTCAGCATTAATGACTTATAAGCTAGGAATGGGAGAAGAAACTATTACTACCCGATTACTGGAAGTTACTGATTCATTATTATCAGTAGTTTGTACTCACCCCGAGCCATTCTTAAACCCTTCAATCCTAGTTCAAGAATTTACAAAAAAAGAAGGTATAGTAATGGTTCCTAAGTTGGTGACTTCTAAGATTATTCCACTTAATAATATTTTAGGATTTAAGATTTTATGAAACTAAAAGAAAAGATATTAATTCCGAGAAGTAAGACTTACTCGGAGTTATTTCAAGAAGTAGCCAAGAGGCTAAACGAAAATGGGTCTTTACCCTACAGAGGTAGAGAGTATAACATTGGGATAGTTCAATCCCATGCTTATGGTAAGATTAAAGATGAGCAAGTTGAAACAATGTTAAAATCTATAGCAAATGAATGGTATGCCAATTAATGATGGTAAGTGGGAAGAACAACAAGAGATTCTTTCTAATGCTTACTGGGATCAAATCTTCGAATTGCTTCAGTTTTTAATGAATGATATTCAACCTGATGATTTCTACCAACATAGTCCCGATGGTAATGTAAAGCAATATTTTAAATCTAAATATCAAGTAAGAATTAAATAACCCATGACAAACGAACAAATACTTGAAAAACTAAAGGATGATGACCAGTATTATGGCTCATTCGGCAGACAATTTATGTCTAATAGTGATATTGGAACTTTACTTAGCAACCCTAAGATGTTTGGTATGCCCTCACAAAAGACTTTACCAATGTTACAAGGTAATTACTTCCACACAGCTTGTTTAGAGCCTTATAAGCTAAAGAACTTTAAGTTAGTAGATGCCTCCACTCGTACTACGAACATTTACAAAGATGCTTGTAAGGCATCAGGTCAAGAGTTTATGCTACTAAAGAAAGAAGCTGATGAAGTAGATTCAATGGTAGTTGCACTAAGGGGCAACAAGACACTTTCTCCTTTAGTTTGGGATAATGGTGTTAAATATGAAGTTCCTTTGTTAGGAGAAGTAAATGGGACGACTTTTAAAGGTAAAGCAGATATTATTAATGGTGACTTTATCTACGATCTCAAAACGACAAGTTCAATAGAAGAATTTCGCTATAGTGCCAAGAAATATAATTATGATAGCCAAACGCATATCTACGAAACATTAACTGGTAAGCAGATGGCTTTTATAGTTATTGAGAAAGGCACTAATCGTTTAGGATTATTTAAAGTATCAGATGACTTCAGAGAATCAGGATTCTTAAAGGTTAACAAGGCAATAGAAGTTTATCAGAAGTTTTACGGAGATAATCCTACTGAAGATGTTAACCAATATTTTACCGAACAATATTTATTTTAATTATGGAAATGACAAATGAAGAATGGGATAAATGGCTAAGAGGCACACCTAAAGATAGATTTGACAAAGAAGTGGGAAAATTATATCATAACTGTCAATCTACCGAATGTAAAGCAGTAATAGGTATGATAAGTGCATTAGTTAATGAATTATTAGAAAACCTAAAAAAAGAACAAGATGAAAACACAACACCAATTTCAAACTAACCAATTAGGAGTTACCTACTCACAATTCGGAGAAAACTTATACAACCAACTTCAACTTAACTACAAGAAGCTATATGGACAAGCGACAGAAACTAATACTATTGGAAAACGCAAAGCAAATTCAAAAACTAATTAATGAATATGAAGAACTTAAAGCTATTCCCAATTGCAATCCTTTTACTATTTTATCTCGTAACTATTTTGTACTTGAATACCCAGTCAACGAAGATGAACACGCAACCAGTCTTGGGATATGAGCCTTACAAGGCTTTCTCAATAGAAGTTGATCACGAGGAATGGCATGGTCAATTAGAACCAGGTAGATACACTAAATCAGGAATCTTAATAATAAAGCAAAATGGAAACTAAATATTATCAAGGTAAATCAAAACAGAATCACGATGCAGCCGAGTTTATGGCCTTTGCAGGTGTAGTAGGATTAGGATTAACATTACTAATGTACTTTACTTACTTACTAATTTTTATAAATAATTAACATGGCTAAGGATAAACTAACGTTAACAGGACAAAGCTATAACAATGAGGTAAGTATATCAATTGATGAAGATAGCACAATTACAGAGGTGTTAGAAGCATTTAAAGTAATTACAATGGGACTTACTTTTTCGCCTGAACAATTTAATCAAGCAATTATCGAACTATCACAAGAAATAGAATATGGCCAAGCAAATATCAATTAAATACTATCGTGACCCTAAGTCACTTGAGTTAGCAGAAATAGACTACAACTCACTAAACTCTAATTACTATTCTAAAGATGGTAAGTTGACTAGATTACTTGGTTCTAATGAGGACAGAATAGAAGCATACCTTATGCGTAAAGGATGGTTAAAGATTAATGTTGCATCATTTAATAAGCTAAAGGAATCATTCTATGGAACGCAAGTATAAAGGTCACTACATTGACCACGATCCTAAATGCCCTTATTGCTTGATAGATAATAAACTTGAACCAATCATTAGGTATTCAATGAATAGTGGCAATAAGTTTGCAATGGCTTGGACTTGTGAGCACTGTAATCACAAGGTAGAAGTCCAGTTTAATAAAGGTGGGTTCTACTCATTAAGGAAGAATCGGTATTACTATATATGTAAAAAAGATGGAAGAAAGCAAGCAAGAGGAGTATTATCAGATGGCTCTCAAGTGGGCTAATAATTACTTAGCTACTACCTCTACGACTTTAGACTTTAAAAGTTTTGATGGGCACATAGTACACGATACCCATCACACTATTAATGTTTGGATTTATAGATTACAACACGCAAAGAATCGTGAGAAACACGCAGCTTTTATTAAGATAAAAAAGTTTAAAGATTTTATAACTATAGACAATGGAAACTAAACAAACAGCAGTAGAGTGGTTAATTCAAGAATTAGGAGAATATTTTCCACACGAAATTGGAGGTATTCATTTAATGGTTGAACAAGCCAAACAAATGGAGAAAGAGCAGATAATTGATGCATATAATAAAAATTTGACTGGTTTTAATAAATTAGAACAAGAAGAAATAGGATTAAATTGGTCAGAAGATTTTTACAACGAAACTTATGGAAACTAAACAACTAGCACTCGGAGATTTCTTACAAGAAGTATTATCTAAACTACACATGGCTATTAAAGATGAAGAATTACTTGCTTCTTTAAATGAAACTAAGTTAACAGGAACACAAGGTTTAGAATTAATTTACCCTATTGACAAGAAAGTAGAATTACCAGTAATACCAAAAGTAAGTGCTCAAGCAATACTTGAAGAAGTAAACCTAAAAGAACATCTTTTTGAGAAGTTTTGGGAAGTTTATAACAAAAAGGTAGGCACTAAGGATTCAAAGACAAAGTTTATTAAGCTATCAATGAAAGAAATTGATAAAATATTTGAAACTTTGCCGTTCTACTTAAAATCAAC